TGCGAAGGTATCGGCTTCAAAAATGGCTTGGCCATCTTCGGTTTTTACTTGTGCCAATTCAACCGCCTTTGGTTCTTCGGCCATGCCGAGTTTTACCATAATGCGATCCAAAATTGTTTCTGCGTTCATACTCATAAAACTTTATTATTTGTTAGTGTTAGATTTTTTGTACTCATTGAGCAATTCCTTTACTTCTTCCAATACGCTTGGGGTTTTGCTCATTTTCATTTTGTCGGCAAAATAACCTTCAATGCTGAACCCTTTGAATTTGCCATCCTTGGCATCGTTCCACACTTCATCGTTGGTAACTTTCAAACAACCCATCCAAGTTCCGATGGGATCGGTCATTCCATAGATTGCGGATTTGTCCTTTTCCATGTCCTCTTTTAACCAAGATTCAACCATGCAAACGCCCTTAACTGCCAATTGGTGTTCAATGGTTGCGTTGTTTTGGTTGCCCTTCATTAAGAACATTTGTGATGCCTTGGCAACTGTTTGTTTGGAAAAGTAAATGTAGAATTCATCCATTTCACCATCCACCATTTGTTTGCGGTAAATGGGTTTATCGGGAATCAATATAGGCCCCATCAAAATTCGCTTTTCGGTGTCAACCTTGGCAAACTTTACTTCATGGGATTTTAATGCCACAAAATTGGATTCAATGGCGGGGGCTTCCACAATGCTTATCGCATCAATGCCACTTGCCATTTGTTGTTCATCCAATATGAGTTCAACGATACGCATTACTTAAATTTTTCAAGATAACCAGCGTTGAAATCCAAATCCCTTTGTAGTGGATAGAAATCAACTTCGTTCAATGATTTCATTGCAGTTTCCAAATCACTAACGGCATCTTTTGGAACTCCCAACGCTTTTAATTGTGCTTGGAATTTTTCGTATCCAGTTTTGATTTGAGTATCTAAGGTTGCCATTTGTTGAGCCATGGCTTTAGTTTGAGTAATCAAATCAGGAACTTGCTTTTTCAATGCCCCAATTTGTTCAGTCAATTTACTTGCTTTTTCTTCCAATTTACGAGCAGGACCAACCGATTTGGTTGCTTGTGAAATTAATTTTATCAAATCTTCTTTTGCACCAAGTTGAACACTTATCATTTCACTTGACATTTCTACCTTGTTCAATTCAACTGACTTAACGGCACTTGATGCCATGAATTTTTCAAACGATGTTTTCATATTACTAATAAAACTTGTTACCCTGGGAATGTTGCATTTTGTTGGATACGGCGGTCAAGGGCTTGTTGGGTACTCATGTCCGTTGCCACGGTGTACGCCTTGATTGGTTTTTGTTGTTGCGATGCCAAACTCTTTGCAAGTTGTGCCGATGGATCGGCCGAACCACCCACAATTGACACGCTTGGCCCCATGCTTGGTGCGGATGATGTATCGTTTGCACCTGGGATTGGTGTTGCAGTCATTTTACGCACATTCGCAAAACCCGTGGCAATGATGGCCGCTGCGTTAATGTATCCCAATGGTGTTCCCGCACCCGCTGACAATGCCTTGGTTGCACCCGCATAAGTATCAATGATTGCACCCGCAATCGCCAATCCTTTGGCCGCTGCGGTTTCTTCACCGATGGCATTACCAATTGCCCCCAACGCATTTGATGTGGCTTCATACAACGCCATTTTGGTGTCAAATTCTTTTTGTGCTAAATCCTTCTTTTGGGCTTCCTCGTTTTTGGCAATGTCGATTCGCTTATTGGCCAATGTTAATTCCAAATCGGTGGTACTTTGCCCGTAATCTTTGCGGGATTGAATTTGGTTGTTCAGTCGGTCAATTTCCAATTGTTGCAACGCCGCTTGTAAATCTTTTTCGTTTTGAATGGTCTGGGTGGCTTTCAATTGTTCCAATGCAAACGCATCATCAATGAACTTTTGTTCATCTTGGGCCGCTTTGTCTTGAAACGCTTTCAATTCATCTTGCCGTTTTTTTTCGGCATCCATTTCAATCTTCGCCAAATCCAATTGGTATTTCTTTTCCGCCGCTTCCTTCAAACGATTCTTTTCCTTTGTGGTATACTCACCCGCTTTGATTTCACGAATGGTGTTTTCCTTTTCCAATCGGGCTTGTTCCTCCGACCTTTTTTTATCGTCTTGGATACCCGCCAAGTAATTGGCTTGTTCCGCTGAACGAATGTCTTTGGCTGCGCTTGTTCTTTGGTCGGTGTATTCCTTCGCTTTTGCTGCCCGTTCCTTCGCCGCTTGTTCCGCTTCCGCGTTCAATTTCTTTTCTTCACGATTAAACAATCTGCGTTTCGCTGCCAATTCGGTTTCAGCATTTGCCACGCCAATTGTTGCTTCACTTATTGCCTTTTTACTCGCCTCCGTTGCCCCATTCAATTGTTGGTCAAGTTTCGCCGCCTTCAATCTATCTTGGGCAAATTTCAACTCCTTTGATGCCAAATCGGTTTCACTTTTCCGTACTTGGTCGAGGGCTTTTTTTCTATCACCCAACGCTGCGTTTGAATCCGATAACAATTCACGGGCTTGTGCCAATTGCTTATTTTGGTTTGCACGAAGTTCGGCCAATGCAATTTCTTGATCCTCCAATTGGTCGTTCAAATCGGCAAGTTTACGACCTTCATCCGCTGCGCCACCAAACAAACTTGATACCATTTCCAACGCTGCACCCAATCCATCAACCAACACAACGGCCAATGAAGATACAGTTTCCACCAATGGTTTCACCAACGCCGAAAATGCACCCGTAACACGGGCAACGGCATCCATGCCATCTTCGGTTTTGGATAACGATTCTTTGAGTGCAACAAATATCCCCACCAATGCAGCGATGACCGCACCAATCGGGTTTGCTACCAATGCCAACATTGAACGGCCTAATCCCATCAATGATGTGGATGCGTTACCAACCACACCTGGCAATTCCCCGAACTTATCCCCAACATCTTTGAGTTTCCCACCCAACCCGCTGAACGCTTGGGATGCTTTGTTGGTAAATCGTGTAAATGCGTTTTCCGCTTGTTTTACCTCCGATGTATCAACTTTTACTTCGTATTCGATTTCATCTGCCATGACTTGATTTTTCTTTTAATGTGTTTTGTGGTTTGTTTCCAAGTTTGTTTGTATTGGTTTTTGCCCTTGGCGATTTCCACCGCATCGGAAACCCCGTACCATTCTTGGGATTGTGCTAATTTTATTATCAATGATATCATTTTTTGAGTATTAAAAAGTTGGATTTCAAAATGGTGATGGTGTGCGCCCCACCCGTGTAAAGTTTCCAAACAAATGTTACTTCATCCGTGGGGGCCAAATCCAAAATAGTGTCAATTTGAATACTATGGAAATTTGAATCCGTGGCAGCATATGCCGTGGTGTTGATGCCGTTGATTTGGATTGCATATTCAATTGACTTGTTTCCACTTTGCCCAAACGAAGCCATCGCCGTGAACTTGTATTGGCCACCATCGGTGCATACATATTTTGATGGGTTCAATGTGGCCGTGATGTTCTGCACATACCCGATTGATTCTTCTTCTTCCATTGGGATGGTATCCCAAATTGTAGAATCCGTTGTGCGAGTTGCGGGGTTGTTGTTGTACATCGTGATTTGGTTAAACTGCACGATGGATTGCAAGTTCTCAACTTGATGAACCAATGTCGACACGCTATTTTGGTTGTAGTCCTCATCTTGGTTGGTGTCCAAATAATCTTGGCCGTTGAACTTGTACGAATTCATGATACCTTTTGCAACCGAATAATCCTTCAAATATGTTTCTCCACTTGGTGTTGGCAATGGGTTTGTAAAATCGGGCCGTTGCCCCGTGGTTGTAAACCTCATAATTTCCACATCTGGGTATGTTACCAATTCCAGGTTGGCAATCTCCGTCAACATATCGTATTGGATGGATTGGATTTTGTAGTAATTCGATGAAATGGCGATGGTGTCGTTCAATTCAAGATTCAACCACTCGCCCACGGGTAACACCGCAGTCATTTTAACCACCCTTGATTGCGTTGAATACATACGGGTGAGGTATTCTGTCCAATACAAATCATACATCGTTTTTGTGGGTGCATCGCCACGCAAAGAAAGTTCCAATCCGAACGCATTTGAATAACTATTTGATATTGTTGGATAGTCCGAATAAGGTGTCATCAACGGCATCACGATTTGAATGTTGTTGTTGAAATACCACACATCGGAAACCGATTGTTTACCTCCATAGTAAAACAAGGTGTAATCTTGTTGCACGGGTTTGAAGTCGGTATCCAAAAACACGGGGATGTTCAATTCCGTTTTACGAACTATTTGCCCATTCAAATTGACTTGGTTCATCGCCTGGGGTGCAATCACATGGAATGGTGTTTCAATGTTAAATTCCTCCGTTGGGTAATCAATTAACGGCATGAACTTAATTGATCCGTATTCCCGTTTGTTAATTTGTTTGTAGTACGCATTGGCCAAGCATGTTGATTCTTGGTGGCTCATACTCACATGGCGTGGTATTGGTAATTTGTCGTGCTGAATGTCCTTAATATCCACATACGATGTCCAATTCTTTGTTGTTCCCAACGCCAACCAATCCGCCAAATTGTGGATTTCAATTGTCTTTTCACCCGTTGGAACTAATATGCAGTTGAAACCTTGCAACACCCCATTGATGAAATCTTTGATGGGTTTTTGTGGCATGGCATCTTCCATGCGGATGCTCGTTCCGTTAATACCTTGTGGGGCTTTGTAACACTTAAAAGTGATGGCAATTGTTGACCAACCACCCGTTGCACGATAACGCACCGAAACCACATCCCCCGAATTTAATCTTTGGTTGAAACTTGCCCCCACCGCTGCCGATGTTGTTGTAAATATCAATTGACTTGGTGCAAATTCTTTACGCCCGTTTAGGAAAAAGGCGATTTCCAAACTTTGCAACGCAACACCTGGGGCAATAATACTCAACACATCCAATGAAAACTGATAATAACCCCCTCGGTTACAAGTGTAATCCCCCGTTGTATTGTTGTAGTTCCCCGATGGGTTTGAAACGATGGTTGGGAATATCAATTGGGCGTATGTCAATACTCCCGATGTTGCCGTAAATGTTTGTGGTGAATTGGAAGCATGGCAAGTTCCTGGCAATGTGTATTCGGGATCGTACAATGGCCCCGCCGTTTGCATTGGCAACACATACAAATCATCCATTTCGGGCCTTGTAAGGAATGAACCCGTCAATGTGTATCCAATATCATTGCTATTGAATGCAGTAACCAACATTTCACGAAGGCGAATCGCGGGGCGTAAATCATCCACCTCAACACCCCTTGGTTTTAAGATGTTTCCGTTTACTCCCGTCAATGTGGAATATCTCCATTGTTGGTTGTAATCTGCAATCGGCCATAAAATATCACCACCCAATAAATTTTGATCCCATGAACTCAATATGTTTGTGTAATTGGCCGTGTGTTCGTATTCACTCCAATCAACTTCGTTCATCAATGTTTCGCCCCACGCATCCAACAATTTTTTGGTCGTGCCGTAAAAAATGATGTTGTACAATTGTGGCAACCCATCCTTGAATTTACAACCAATCAATTCAACACGACCTTCAAATACGGGTAATCCGTTGATGAATATGGTTGCGTTTTTACCAATGTTGGGATTCCAACCCACGATGACCATGTTTTCATCAAACCAATTGGCAAAGATTTGGTTGTTAGTGTCCGATGCGGGTATTTGGAAATCTTGGGTGTAATCTGTCCAAATGGTGGCAAGGTTCATCAAGTCCTTTAATTGCCTTGTAAGGGGTACGGATTCATCTTGGAATAAATCCACGGGTACTTGGTAACTGAATGTACCGCCCAACGCTTCCAACTTTTCAATGCAACATTCTTGGCCTTCAATAAATCCCGATGCCGTGCGTTGGTTGTACGCCAACATTATTGGCCCGATGGTATCGGTGTTACTATCTTGGATGGATAATGAAAATCTAATTGCCATTATCGTACTATCTTATTAATTTTTGGTTGGTTGTATTCCATTTGAATGGTGTACAAAATCAACTTTTCGTTTATGCGGGTTTTCTTTTCAAATGTGGTATCAATAATCCTTGCCGACAAAACTTGTGGGCCGTTCACCAATACATTCACCGAATAAAAAATTTGCTCAACCACATCAACATCGTTTTGCGTGATCCAATCCGTGTTTACTGTCATCACCTGGGTACTATTAACCAAATAAGGGGTGGTAATTGGAACGCCGTATGTCCATGCTTGTGCAAGGTCGGTTTGTTTGTAAATCGGTTGTGAATACTTTTCACCGCTGATTTGGTTTGTGGTTCGGTGAACGCCATTAAACAAGAACGAATCATACACCCCGTATTTGTTTAAGAATAACACATCTTGTTGCCCGTACTTATTTTCACACACAAAATTCAATGGTATAACAACATCATCCCCCGCCTTTACAAAAGTTATGTTGGTTGATGCCGATACCCCACCCGCTGCCAACAATTGTACAATCTCAATACCTTGGATGGTGTTTGCACTCAACCCACTCACCGCGTTTGGTGTGATGGTTGCACTTCCACAAGTGATCGAAGTAACCACAGTTGCATCGTACCACAAATATGCCGTGGTTGTTTCTGCGGTGATGGTAACTTGTGTTTTGTCCGTGTAAACCACTTTTGAAAATCCATCGTTAAACCCTTCCGATGTGTAAGTGTAACCCAATGTAGCCAAAACAACATTGGATGTCGCATACGCCGTGTATGTGGTTGTGGTGCCTACTAAATACACCCCACGCACTTTGACGGCAACACGCATTGCCCCATTCCCGATATTTGGTTTGTATGTGCCGTTAATTAAATAATCCTCGGTCAACATTTGTTCCACCAATTTGTGAATGTCAATCCATCCACGCCCACTTCCATATTGGTCGGGTTTGCGGTTAATTGTCCAATTGGGTGAACCTGGGATTGTGGTTGTGCCACTCCACACATATACATCGCATTGATAATAGAATGAATCTGCGGTGTATAACGCATCGTAAAATTGGTAAATCAATGGGGATTTTGCCCCGCATATTGCACTGGGTTGTTCGTTGAATGTCATCGTTTGAATCTTGCTTTTATGTCTTGGGCCATCGCCTTGGTTAATGCCTTATTGAATGATGGTAATATCTCCTTTCGTGCCATTGTTACAAATGGGAATGGTTCAATACCAAAGTGTTTAATCTTTCTGTTCATCATGAATCGCATTGCGTTTTCATCGGCCTTGCCTTTGAATCGCCCCGTTCCCATATCCCGTGGTTGAATGCGTTTCATCTTTGTCCAATTCCGCATTGATGCCAACGGAATGCCCTTGCCTGGCTTTCTTCCGTTCTGTACATAATCGGCGGTTTTGTTCATGGTAATTCCCATGTCCAACCCTTTGGGTGCGGGTTGAATAGAATTCACCAATTGCCCAGATGCCACATAATTACCACGGAATGTTTTTTTGGATACCGAAATGGGTGTCCACCCTTCACCAACCTTTTTCCACTTGGCACGGATTGATGTTCGTGGGCGTTTTACCTCCAATAAGGTACGACACGCAATCGCCCATTTGTTGGAATACTCCGCAACAACTTGTTCGCTATTTTTATACGCAATCGCCATC